AGGAAAAAATAAAAATTAACTGTAATAGTTAATGTGACTCTTTCGGAAAGAGATATTGATTTTTTTGCAAAGAAATTAAGTTTATCGCCAGAAAAGACTTTTCTACTCTTGCAAGATCCAGATTGTTTGCCAGAAATTCTAAATAAAGTAGCAGAAGATAATATAGATGGAATTGTAGATATTAGTTTTCCTGTTTTTGCAGAGCTAACGATTATAAAATATAGTAAAGATTTAAACTATTCTTTTGAAGAAAAAGAGTATGTGTCAGAAACAGTTGGAACAAAATTTTATGATCTAATAGAATATCCGCTACAAAATAAATACTTTTTTACATTAGAGCAAAATGAAGATACTGCTAAATCTGTATTAGTATTTCTAGGATTCTTTTATAAAAGTTTACAGAAAACTAGAAGATGTTATCCATCAGAAAATGTTTATTATAATATAGCAAAAAATGGTTTTGAAAATTCAGAAAAACAAGAAATATCTTATCATCTTAAAGATTGGATTAAAGTACTAAGAATCATACATAATGAAGTTTGGTATTAATACGATATCCTTAATTATTTAACTTTTCTTTGATATCCAAAAGGGCTTTACCTCCAAATTTTATATATCTGAAGTTAAGTATTATCAATCCAACTTTTCTTTTGACTCCAAATTTATCACGATCTCAGCGATAAACGGGCCATCGCACTTATGGGTCAGAGGTAGCTTCGACCACTACATTCTGCGATGCCTATAGCTACATTCCCTTCAAAAGCCATATTATGTACAAAAGAAGGTTTTAATAGTTGTCAGCCCTTTAGACATTGCTATCTCAAGGATTGATAGTTGATTTTTTGACATCAACAAACTGCTCTAATTGGAAGCTATGTTAAATTATATTAGAATAGATTTGTCTTTTTGTCAAAGTTTTTTTATAATATATAAAAATGGAAATAATCAAAAATAAGGCTAAATGGTCAGTTTACTCTCAAAAATGCATTAAGCATTATAATATAGATAATGATAATATTTATGATGAACCTAGCGAATATCCTTGTATTGCAATACCACAATTAATTTCGGACATAAATGGCGCAAGAGTTAAATTTAATTTTGTTTATAAAAAAGATTGCCAAAAACTTTTAAAAGCTTTATAATGTGTAAAATAATATAAGTTCTTTCTCATTGGGCCAGATTTGGTTTCGATTTTAGGAATCGGAATTAGAATGCAAGTAGAGGTTTAGGTGGGTCTCTTTAAAAAGCCTTAAAAGTATTAACTGCCAAAACAGCTAAATACAAAGGTCATATCTCTGCTAGAGTTTCTCTAGTCGAGGAGACCGCTTCTGTAGCTTAAGTTCTACAGCGTGATTACCATGACACATCTAATGGATAATTGCGTATTTAGATGTCTTTATTTATAAAGTTTTTTTATTCTTTATAGGTTTAGTATTCAAAATAAAATCGCTGAGTATGTTTGTTTTTTCTCTATACAAAGCTAAAAACAAAAAGAACTAAACTTGTAGTATTTTAATTTAAATTCACTAAAAGAAGCGGTTCGACTCCGCACTGGTCCAAGTTTATTATTGAGAATATTTATAATTATATTATACTTAAATATTAATGATTAAAAAAACAAAGATAATTTGTGCCACTTGCAATAAAGAGCATGAAATAAGACTAAGTGATTATAAGAGAAAAATTAAAAATGGACAGGATAAATTTTACTGTAGTTTAAAATGTTCTGGAAAAGCTGATTATAAAAATAATCCTCAAAAACTTGAAAAAAATAAAGGCAACATATCTTTATTAAAAGGATATGAGGCAAATAGATTAGATGAATATAGTCCATTCAAATATTCATTAAATAAAGCTAAATCCAGAAGTAAAGAAAGAGGAGAGGAGACAGATTTAACTTTAGAATATTTAAAAGAAATTTATGATAAACAAAAAGGTTTATGTGCATATACTAATATAAAGATGGAAATTCCTAGATCTTCTCAAGATGAAGATATTAAAAAAAGCCCAACAAAATTAAGCTTAGATAGAATTCATTCTCATACTGGTTATTTTAAAGGAAATGTAGAATTTGTGTGTTATTGTATTAATGTTATGAAAAATGATTTTACAAAAGAAGAGATGATAAAATTTATAAATCAAATAAAGTGTAAATAAAATAAATGAAAGATGGCGCAGAATATATTTATACTTTAATTATTGGGCTTATTATATTTGGTTTAGCCAAATTCTTATTAAGCCTATGAGCAATCCTAGATACAAGGTTGGCGACAAAGTAAAATATAAATGTGTTTATAACAATGAAATAGTAGTTGGCGAAATACTTAGCATAAGACAAGCAAATTTAAATTGGGATTATAGTATTAGATATGAAGTATTTGTTAATTTAGTTTATGTTCAATGGGTCAAAGAACAAGATATACTTGAGAGAGTAAAATAATAATTATCTTACTTCTTTTCTTCCCTTACCTTTATTTAAATTTCTATGAGAATCAGTTAGTGAGTGGCAATTTGGACATAAAACTTCTAAATTGTTTATATTATTATTTTTAAAATCTCCATCTTTATGATGAATTTCTAATGTGCTTTTGCCTGTTGTTGAATTTCTTTTATTCCAACCGCAGATTTCGCATGAGTAGTTCTTTTTGTTTATTAAATAATTTCTAATAAAAGGTCTAATTTGCCCATTTGTTGTATACCCTCTATTGTTTCCATTTAACCAGTTTTGTATTTTAACATTGTTTTGATATTTAAACTGGCATGTATTATTACAATAATATTTTATAGGTTTATCACATTCTTTGTTACAATTTTTGCATTTTCTTCTTGGCTTTCTAATATTCATATAAAATATTACACTCAAAAATAGACCATTTAATAAATAATATTAGGTCTAATATAATAATTTTGTATATTATTTAGTGTAATTAATCCGCAATGGCCGATAATTTTTTTACATCTCCAGATCATTCCGAAAAAAGAATCGGGTTAGTTTACAATAGCGATAGTGGTTATTATCAACCAATAGATTTTAGTAAAATAGATGATATTGAATCTCTTTTAAGGAATTCTTCAAGTCCAACTAATATTGATGCATTTGGTCGCCAAAGAATATCAAATCCATTTACTCTTGCAGATTATTCTCACGTTTACGGAGAAGAAACAGAATTATTAACTAAAACTAGTGGTACAAATTCTAATACAACATTTAATATTAATCAAGCAAAAGCAGTGCTCCAAGTTGGAACTGGAGCTAATGATTTTACAATTCACCAAAGCAGAATGTATCATCACTACATGCCAGGAAAAAGTCAATTGACTTTTCAAAGTTTTAATTTTACAGGATATAGAGCTGGCACAAATAAAAGAATTGGTCTTTTTGATGATTATAATGGTATATTTTTTGAACAAAGTGGAGATGGAACACTAGCTCTTGTTTTAAGAAACGATGTTTCAGGATTTGTATCAGAAGAAAGAATAACCCAAAACAATTGGAATATAGATAAATGTAATGGAAGTGGAATTTCTCAATTTAATATAGATATAACAAAAACACAATTATTCACTGCAGATTTTCAATGGTTAGGAGTAGGAAGACTACGAGCTGGATTTGTACATGATGGTCAATCAATAATTGCTCATGAATTTTATAATAGCAATAACAAACTAACCGTTTATTGGAGTAACCCAAATCTTCCAGTTAGATGTGAAATTAGAAATTACGCTGTAGCAGTTGGAACAGATACTATGGATCAAATTTGCGCTACAGTAATGAGTGAAGGTGGATACAGTGAAGCAGGAGTAGATTTTGCAGCAAGAAATCTTACAGCAAGATCAGTAGCCACAACTAGCCAACTTCCACTAATCGCAATAGCACTAAAGACTGGATATTATGGTAAACCAAACCGAAGCGTTGTTAGACCAAACATGGCTAATATTTATACAGCTGTAGATGCAGTAACTTATGAACTTTGGAGAATTCCAAGTACTGGTCAAATAGTTGGCGGAACTTGGGTAAGCGTAAACGATGAAAGCGTTGTTCAATATAATACTAGTGCAACAAGTGTTAATTTTGCCAGTGGTATGTTAATAGATGCTGGATATTGTATTGCTGGAGGTCAGGGAGCAGGAAAATTTAGTTCTCAATCTCAAATACAAACTTTATCAAGCGCAAAAAGAGGTTATATTAGTCAAAATATTGATAGCACAAATAGTAATGTTTTTGTTATAGTTGGATCTGGAATTGGCGCTGCATCAAGCAATACTTTTGCAAGCTTACAATGGCGAGAAACTAGATAATTTATAATATCAATTTTTATATTTAATGTGTAATATAAAATACTATGGCAAATTTTACAACAAAAGATCCATCCGAAAAACGCATTTCTTTAGTATATAATAGTGATATCACAGGATACCAACCAATTGATTTCAGTAAAATTGATGGAATCGAAGGTTTACTATCTAATATTTTTGTAACAGGAGCAAATATTCCTTCTGGAATAACAGTTTATCAAGCTAATTTAGATAAAAATCTTGATAATGTTTCAACTTCTCCTATTCAAAGTTCTTCAGTATCTAACGCTACCGCAAGTGGATCAAATGGTACAATTTTAGCCGCTAATGAAAATCGCTTAGAATTGTTTGTTCAAAATCTTGCAACTGGTCAATTATATGTAAAATACGGAACTTCTGCTGCTTCTAATTCATTTAATTTTGTTTTAGCTGGTAATAGTTTTGCTAATGCTGGTGATGGCGGAAGTCTTTCTGACCAAGCTTATACTGGCGTAGTTAGTGTTTCTGGCGCAACCCCAAACTATATTAGCTGGGAAAGAAGTTAATGGAGCCAGAACATGGCTCGCGCTAGTAAAAGATCGTTTGTTAGTAGAATAGTTTCAAAAGTAACTGAAATTAAAAATATTCTTGCGGAAGTTGCTGCTTTAACAGCAGAAAAAACTAATTTACAATCAGACCCAGTAACTAACGCTCAAGTCATAACAGAAAAAACGCAGAGAATAGAATTAAAAACAAAAAAAATAGAAAATAAAGTTAAAAGATCAGAAGAAAAAGTAAATGTTATTGTTGTAAAAAAAATTGAAGAAAAAATTACAGCTTCTTTAATTGCGCCTTCAGATGAAGATTATGAACCAGTAAGTTCATTAGACAATAAACAAATTTCTTTTAATAATTCAATATATTATAATTTTGATGAGAATATAGATAGTATGTCTTACTTTTTTGGTCCTAATGTTGTTAATAGTTATTTTAATAATAGATTTATAATTTTCAAAGGACAAAATGCTATAGATTATTTAAGAATCTCAAGTCAATTAGAAAATACCACAGATTCAAGAGGATATTATAAAACCTATACTTCTAATGGAATTACAATTGGTGGAGAATATAGAAAAAATTATATTAAATATAAAAGAAATGATATTTGGATTTTATATGATAATCTTAATGATATAGTCTATTACAATAATTATACTGGTAATAATTTCCCAACAAAAAAATGGTATCGTCCAGATATTTTATATAAGACATCAATAGAATTAAAAGTAAAAACAATTGAAAACAGTGGCGGTTCTGGCGGTTCTGGCGATAGTGGAGGTTCTGGAAGCGTATCTAATAGCAGTTCTAGAAGTGGTTCTGGAAGTGGTTCTGGTAGCGGTTCTGGAAGTGGTACTTTAGCAGTAGGAATGGGATCACTAAATAATGCTATTGATGCAACAAGAAGAGTTGCTGTTTCTTATAATAATGATGCTGGCTTAGGATCATTATTAGAAATGATTTATGGCGATTATACAAGAAACGCAAGTAAACGAGCAATAGATATTGGTCATTTATTTGTTACCAGAAATAATGATGTAGTAGCAATTAACAGCAAACCAAGATCATTAGGCGGCGGAATCGGTTATGCTGGCGCTATATCTTTTTATAAAAATAACGACGGACTAGTTCCTGCCGCGGCGATATCTTATTCTCTTGAGCAAGCTTCTCTTTTTGCTAATATATCAGTTGCAAGCATTACAAATAATTATGGTGCAGGAGCAGGTTATGATATTTATCTTGTTAAAAATTCGCAACAGGTTTTGACTTCTCGTGGGCCTTCAATAGGTAGAAATTCATTAAAAATCTTAAATGATAATACATCTACACAAACTAATGCTTTTTTTGAAGTATTTAGTAATGGTAAGGTTTTTAGATCAAAGATAACTAATTCAGATGATTATGGATGGCACTATGGAAATTCTGATATTGATATCACACATGAGACAAGAAGGGTTTTGTATGCTGAAAATGTTCATAATGGTTTATTTTTCGCAGAAGGTCCAATAGCTTGTTATGTAGAAAATGTAAACGATTTACCAGTTATAAATGTTATAGATCCTTCTAGACTATCTTTAAAGAAAATTACAATGCCAGCAGACCTTCTTATATATATAACAATAAATAATATTAAAAAAATTATTATTAAAAATTTAGATGGCGGGATATATGATATAGCCGTATCTATTGCACAAGAAGAAGGACAACCAAATCTATTTTATGGAAGGTTAGATTTAAATTCTAATGGCGAGCAACAAACAATAGCTTTTACTAGTTATAGTGTAACTGCTGCAAATGATATAACATATAATTTTTCTGCAAATAATATTTACGCAGTTACAAAAAATTATCAAGTTTTCGCTGTTCGAGTAAATATTGGCCAACAACCAGTTGCATCAAATGTGAAATTGATTGCAAATAGTATAGGTATTAAATACATACCAAGCGAAGACAGCTCTGGATCAGGCTCTGGATCAGGCTCTGGATCATATGGAATCTCTATTGGAGAAAGTTTATTAGATGAATTTTTATTAGGACCATTATTTGGACCTCTAGATATTACAAATTCAATCAAAAGTGTTCAAACAGTGAATGAAAATATAATACTATACGTTAACCAAGGACATGGAGCACCAATCTTACTAATTAATAAAACCTTAGAAAAATATATAATTGATCCACAATTTAATAGCATTCAATCTGCGGGAGAAAATGTTTATACCAAACAAATCGATTATAATAGTTATAATTTACCAATAACTGGATGGCTTGATGCTCAAAATAATCCTGTAGAATTTTTACTAACAGCAACTCCAGTAGAAGAATGGATAGTTATGTTTGGCACAGCTAATGGTTGGTATAATAATGCTTATTGGATAACTAATATTAAAACAACATTAGATCAAAATGGTAATGGAAGTTGGAATGGAAATAATTATAGTAATGGATTAATTGTATAACAATTAAAATGAAACCCTACATGAGTTATTGGTCTGGTGGATATAGAAAAATCCCAGATCAATTTACAATAAATCTTCATAAACTATCTGCATATTATCTTAAAAAAAATTTTGGTGAAGTACATTTAATAACAGATAAAAATGGCGCAGTTTCATTAAAAGATATTCCATGGGACTCTGTTTCTTTAGATTTACAAAATTTAGATACAAATTATTCTTCAATTTGGTCTGTTAGTAAATTATTAGCATATAAAGTTATTTCGGAAAAAAAAGATCCATTTATACACGTAGATTATGATTGCATTTTATGGGAAGGGATAGAAGAACGATTAAAAAAATCTCCTATATTTGCTCAAAATTCAGAAAAAGATTCTCATATATGGTACAGAACAAATGAGATTAAATCTTTTTTAAAAGAAGACGATTTTTTCTCTAAAATCCCAAAAAATTTAGACGCAATTAATGTAGGAGTTTTTGGCGGAAATAATTTAAAAGCAATTAATGATTATGCAAATGGCGCTTTAGATTTTGTTTTTAATAAAAAATATAGTTTTTTTTGGAATAATTTTATCTTCGAAGAGTTTAATTCGCATAGAGCTTGCATAGCTGAACAATTGTATCTGTCTGCGTTTGCTTTTAATAATAATTTAAAAATAGAATTTATTTTTGATGGTTTTCCTTCCGAAGACATAGCCAGAGAAAAAAAATATACTCATTTAATGACTGGTAAAAATAAAGAAGAAAATCGCATACGCGTGGAAAAACTAGTAAAAAAATTAAATTTATGAAAAAAATAAAAATATTTGGCCTTCCAAGATCTGGAACAAGTCTTACTCAAATACTAGTGCCTTTAAATTTTAAAATCTCTACATGCTTAAAGAAAGATTTCAATGACTACCTTGGATGGAAGCATGGAAAGCCTCATTCAATAGAAAATTATAATAAAATATCTGAAATAACAAAAGAAGAATTTTTATTTTTATTTTGCGTAAGAGAAAAAGAAAATTGGAAAAAAGCATATTTAAATAAACATAAAGGATCTTTTGAGATGCCTTGGGAATGGTCAGATCAAAAAGATTGTTTTATATTTAATACTCCGCATGGGCCAGAAATTTATAAAAATATAGATGAATTTTATAATGATAGAGTAAATTCTTATAAAAGCTTTACAGATATAAATCCAGAGAAATCTTATATTGTCCGATATGAGGACTTATTCAATGATCAGATTGGCGTTCTAAAAATAATAAAAGATAAATTTAAATTAGAACTAGCGCAAGAAAATTTTATAAAAATAAATAAAAAAATAAATTGGCATGGAGAAATTGCAGGAGATCTTATATAAATGCAAAAATTATCAGTAGGAGCAATTTTTTATAATGAAGCGCCATATTTGAAAGAATGGTTAGATCATTATATTAATCGTAATGTAGATCATTTTTATCTTATAAATGATAATAGTAATGATAACTTTGAAGAAATAATAGAGCCATATATACAAAAAAAGTATATAACATTATTTAATATTTCTAACGAATTTAAGTATGAATACGGAAGACAAGAAAAAATTTATAATCATTTCTTTCTTGGCTTAAAAAAAGAAACAGATTGGTTGCTGATCTGTGACATTGACGAATATGTTTGGTCACCAAAAGATATAAATTTTAAAAATTTATTAAATCTAATGGAAGAAGAAAATGTATTTTATTATTCAATTCCAATGATCCTTTTTGGTAGCAACGGACACAGAAAACAACCAGAAGGTATAGTAAAATCTTTTACTAAAAGACAACTAATAGATGATAAATACATTAAGTTTAAAAATAAATATGCTCAAAATAAAATTCTTTCAAAGATAGAAAAAATTAAAAAATTTTACGTTCATTCTCATGAATCAGATTATAAACAATTTAATCCCTTTTTTGTAGATCCAAATGAATGCCTGTTTAGACTTAACCATTATCGTCTTCAATCCGAGGAGAAATGGAAAAAAAATCTGGAAAAAAGAGATGTAAATAATTATAAACCAAAATATCCTATGAATTTTTCTCCAAATCTTAAAATAAAAAAATATCAAAGCATTCACGATAGAAATTACCGAAGTATGAATATTTTTTACGATGCAGATAGCGAGCAAAATTTAATAGAAGATTTAGGATTAGTAAATCAAAATATAAAATATAATTTATGAAACCTTATTTATCTTTTTGGAACTATGGCTACTACGAAGATAATGACCCTTTAGTTTTTGATATGTATCATCTTTCAGCGTTTTTACTTAAGAATATTTATGGCGAAGTACATTTAATAACAGATTTAAAAGGAAAAGAAAAATTAAGCAAGATAAAATCATTTTCATCAATTGATACTTCACTAGAAATATTACCAAAAGATTTAAGAATAGTATGGTCTTTAGGAAAAATTTACTCATATAAATTAATAGCAGAAAAAGACGAGCCTTTTATTCATATAGATAATGATGTTTTTTTATTTAAAGAACTACCAGACGATATTATATTAAATGATTTAATCGTTCAGCATTCAGAAGAAGATGCTTATGATTTTTATGAAGTTGAAGATTTTACAAAAAGAATACCTAATCCATTTTATCTAGAAAAACATAAGATTCATTACGGAGCAAATATGTCTATTTTTGGTGGATATAATATAGAATTTATTAAATTTTACGCGGAGGAAGCTTTAAAATTAGCTGTAGATAAAGATAATCAAGAATTTCTTAAGAACTCTTTCTTTAATAAAAATTTCATACCTGCTTGTATAGTAGAACAATATTACATGAGTTTATTAGCAAATATACATGATGTAGAGGTAAAATATATGTTTAATGGCTGGGAAGATTTTGGAGACAAAGCTGAACGCCTTGGCTTTTGCCATCTCTGGGGAGCGAAAAACAAACAAAGAGAAGAGATTCACAATAAAATAAAGTATTTGAAATATCAATACAATTTAGGTTTTTAATATTTAAATTAATTTAAAATATGAATGCATATGAATAACAAAAGTCAAATAATAGATTTTAAGGTGTAATATATGGCAAATATGGAAATAGACTTTACAGAGCAATTAAAAGCAGCCAAAAAAGGCAAAGCCCCACTTAACAAACCATTCCGCCTTCCCAAAGGAAGCAAAAAGAAGTTTGGCGTTTATGTAAAAAATGATAAGGGTAATATAGTAATGGTCAAATTTGGTGATCCAAATATGGAGATTCGACGCGATGATCCTGCAAGACGTAAAGCTTATAGGTCAAGACATGGATGTGATACTTCCCGCAAGGGTCCAAAATGGAAAGCAAATTTTTGGTCATGTAAAATGTGGAGTGCAAAACCAGTTAGTAACATTACTGGAAGTGAAGAAGAGATTACTTTAGAAGCAGAGATCCAAGCGAAAGGAAAGGGACTTTGGTATAATATTCAACAAAAGAAAAAAAGAATGGGCAAAAACTATCGTCCAGCACCAGAAGGCTCTAAAGATCGTCCAACTCAAGAAGCTCTTAAAAAAGCTCAAGCTAGTGATTATTTAAACGAAGAATACGAATGGGATGGCGAAACAGAATTTGATCAAATTATATTTCTAGAAGATAAAACATTGGCCCAAGTCGAGGAAGTAGAAGATGTTGAAGATGAATTCGAAGATTATAAAGAAGATTTTTATGGAATGATAGTTGGTTCAATTAATTCTATATACCAACATTCAAAAAATGTAATAGAAAAACTAAATGACCCAATGGTTAAAGAGAATCTTACCGAACCATTCTTACAACAAATGGCAATTCTCGCAGAAGATTATATGGTTACAATTCATAATTTTGTAATGTTTAATAAAGAGAACGAGATGGAAACAGAGGCTCAAATGCACGGGCCAATTGGTGATTATGTCTCAAAAGATTCTGGATTCTCTGGACCAATTAATGAATATGAAAATGCGAATACAATTTTTAAAGTAGGTGACAAAGTTAAAAATATTAACGCACAATGCAAGCATTATGGTAGCGAAGGAATCGTAAAAGAAATTCGCGAACTTCCAGAAGATATGGGGTATGCAGTTATTTATGAAGCCACAAATGATGGCGCTACTTGGAAAAAAGGCGACATGATAGGTAAAACAGAAATTCAATTAGAGAAGATTGAAGCAAAATGGAGTATGAAGTATAAAAGAAGCATAGATTGTAATAATCCAAAAGGTTTCAGTCAAAAACAACATTGTAAAAGTAAAGCATCTGAAGATGAAATGGAAGACGAAGAAGAGGATAAAGAAGAATATGACATGGAAGAAGATGAAGAATATAAAAATATGATGGTAACAGAAGGTCAAAAATTTAATGAGTTTCTAAAGCAATGTATTCCAACAAAGCAAGGTGACGATAAAAGTAAGTTTAAATCTTGCCTTCAGGATTATAGAAATAAAAAATAAATTGAACAATATCTCCTAGGTGTAATCTATAGGAGAAGGTGAATATTAAAAGATTCTTCGCTTGGTTTGGATGGAAAAGTAAACTAACATTAGTACTTTTAATAAATGGGGCGATAGCTTATTACTCTCTTAATATAGGATTTAACTTAGCAAAAAATCATAGCATATCAAAATTGCCTAATTCTTGTTTTGTTGATTCTGTGGTCTTTGCTTCTAACGCTAACTATCTATTATCTCAAGAAAATACATGGGCGCAGATTTTTGCTTTTCAATTTCATTATACAGATGAATTAAATAATGTTTCAGTTATTTTTGATAAGACTTTAATAGAGTATAAAGTATCTATACCTCAGCATAGAGGACATGCAATTTGCGTTTTTGAACATAAAGGTATGCTTTGGGTTTATGATAGTAATTATGGCACAATGCCAGTTGGTCTTGCTGGTAATAGAGCAGAGTATCAAATAAGAATCACCAAATGGATAGAAGAAAAATATAAAGCTATAGTTTTCAATAGCATATTAATAGATGATGATGCAGAAAGAACTAAAGCATGGATAAGAGAGTAAATAAATTAATAAGAGATGTCAAATTAATAGCGCCATCTTGTAATAATACTGAACAATTTATAGCTGAATTTTGGAAGTACCATAAAAGACAAAATAAGAAAAGAAATATCTTCTGGTTTTCGGTTCTTGCTGTAATCTTCTTTGTATGTTGGATACTATCAAAAAATTAAAGGATTGGTGGAAAGATCTTGAGCATTACGAGAAGTTCTTTTTTATTGTTTTTATTCCAGCTATTTTGTTTACAATTTACGGACTCAGCGATCTTTACCTTAATCATTTTGATCTTCTTACTAAAGAGCACCATTTGGGATTTTTTCTTAGGATCTTTTTTCCGATCTCTTTAGCTCTTTATGTTACCGCTTTAGAGCGCAGAAAAAGAAGACAATTAATAAAAGACATTAAAGATTATCTTGATAAATAAGGTGTAAATATTCTATATGGCAACATGTAATCAAACTACTGTTATAGTAGCTGGAGCAGGACTCGCCAGTGCGAATGGTACATATGTGTCTGCTGGTACTGAAACAGTAAATGGCGTGCTATTTACAAGATTTACCAAAGATGGAAATATGAATTCCCAGCCCTATATAGGCGTGGCAAACAACTATAATCCTCCGGGTATTGCTGCGGCTTGGGTAATAGTAGATAACATACCTTTTTTTGGTATACAACAAATATATCAAACAGATATTACAGCTACAAGTTCACTACCAGATTGCCCTATTGGATTAATTTTCTCTACGGTAAATGGCCCTTGGGGTGGTTCTACTTATTTACCTGCGCCAACTGTATCATCTGGAGGATCACCAACTCCTAGTATATCTCCACAGCAACGCAGGATTATTAATCTAAGAAAACAATTAAAACTTGGCGATAGAAAAAATATTACCTTAAAATAATTTCTATTTAATTCTCTCTTTTAAATAAAGAATATAAATTAAAACCGCACCACAGATTAACCAAGAAGCAATACTCATATAAAAGTATTACACTTAGCGCCAAGGATTGAACTTGACGCTAAGATTATTATTAGTCTATTTTGATTTTATTTTGTAGTTTTTTATTTTCTTTGCCAAAGGTAATTGAGAGCAAACCATCTTCATGTTTTGCCTTTACTTCGGAAAGATCTACTTTTCTTGGCAAGTAAAAAGACTTTTCATATTTTACTTTGCCCTCTTTTCTTGTAGCCCTAACTGTTAGATATTCTTGATTTGTAGTAACATCAATATTTTCTTTCTTAAATCCTGCAAGAGGAACTTCAAGAGAATACTGATCATTTTCTAAAGCAAAGTCAGAATATTCTTTATCATAATTAAATATAGAATCATTGAATATATTTTCAAATATATCTAATGGTCTATGTCCATTTCTTAGTGTTAATAGCATAGTTTTATGCCTCCTTTGTACTATTTATATGCAAGATCTATGCCAACTTTCTACAGAGATAAAAATATTAAATAGAGACAAAATGACATAATATTATCATTTATAGCATTGACAAGATGGCTCACTTCTACTTATAAATATTTTATGTGTATATTATTATATATGCCTATCCCAAACCCTAAGAAGGATGAGAAACAAAACGATTACATGGGTCGTTGTATGGAGTTTATGAAAGATGAAAAATACCCACAAAAACAAAAGGTTGCAATTTGTTTAAATACTTATAATGGGCCTCAAAAAAAAGCTAAAGCAGAAATAGAGATAGATTTTTCACAAGATATTAAAAATATGAATAAAAAAGAAGAAATTAAAACAGAAGAAGCTCCAAAAATTGAAGCTAAAGTTGAGGAACCAAGAAATACAGCAGTAACCGCCCCAGCAACAGAAGTCAAAGCAGAAGAAATCGTAAAAACAGAAACTAATGCAGAAGTAAATGGTAAGGGTGAAATGATTCAAACAACAATGCTTCAAATGCAAAACCAATATAAAATTTTCCATTGGCAAACAATGTCATATTCACAACATAATTCATTTGGTGGAGTTTATGATTCTTTATCAGATAAAATTGATGAATTTATTGAAACCTATATGGGTAAGTATGGCAGAGTAATTTCCGCAAATACATTTAATCTTTCACTTTCAAATTATGCAAGCACAGATTTTGTAAAAGTAACAGATAGTTATATTGAATTTCTTATTGGTTTAAGCAGTCAATTAGACAGTTCCAAGGATTCGGATCTTTTAAATATTAGAGATGAAATCCTTGGTAGTTTAAATAAATTAAAATATCTTTTAACATTGGTTTAAAATTATGAGAAAAAAATTAGTTCTGGAATTAGATATTACAGAAACAGACGCTTATCAAAAAATATATAAGGGCAAAAAAAGAAGCGAATTAAAAGATAGCGATTTCCTTTTTCCAGAAGATAGATCTTTTCCTATAACCACGACTCAAGACGTAAGAGACGCAATCAATAACTTTGGCCGTATGAAAAAAGCCATGAGTTATGAAACATTTATTAAAAAACTTTGGAATAAAGCTAAATCTAAAGGTTTGCAAGCTGGGATTCCAAAAAGCACAGTAGAAAAATATAATCTTTCTTAATTGACATTATTATAATAATCCATTAACATATACATGTGGATTATAATCTTTTAAATATTGGTGGACATGGTTTAGGTGACTGTATTTTATCTTTACAAATATCTTATCTTTTAAATCAGCAACACATTAAACATAAGACTTTAATTTCAACAAGAAATGAAGTCTATAAACCTTTATGGTATATATTTGGAAATGTTTTAGATGTTGAACAGATTAACGAAAATATTGCCCACGAAAACAGAATTATTACAGATAAAAGTCTTCAAAGCGAATTAAAGTCTAAATATAACGCTTTAAATATTACATATAATGTACCAGATCTTCTTTTTAGAAGCCCCTTGGCTCTGGACTATAAACAATATGGTTTAAATCCTCAATTAATTAAAAAAACAAGAATACTTAATGGACATTTTGCTAAAAAAGAAAAGATTATATATTGCGGATTAACAACCACGACAAAAGGATATACTTATGAGAATATCCCAATTCTTCTCAGATCTTTAGCCGAACATTTGCCCGATTATACTATATACTTTCCAAAAGTTAAAAGATGGGACAAAGAAATTAATTATGATAATTTTAATATATCTTTTCCTAAAAATGTTTTTATTCACGATGATCCAACTTTTGAAGAATCATTAGATTGGTTAGTTAAAAGTGAATATGGTATATTCACATGTAATGGTCCAAGCCATATTGCTTATCAATTAGGAATTCCAAGATTAATTCTTGATCCTCAATTTAATAGAATACCTTGGATGAGTAGATGGAAAGAAGACTACGAAGAGTGCGTTCCAATTAATACAAACTATAGTGATGTAGTCAAATTAGTAGATGCAAATATAAAATACCCACAAACGACTTTGATAGATAGAAAATATTTACTTAATCTAATTCAAAATAATCAAACTACTTGGAAAGATATATTTTTCTTTAAATATTAAAATGAGAGTTTCAGATTATATTGCCAAAAGATTAGTTGAATTAGGAGTAAAGTATGTTTATGGAATAATGGGCGGTGGAGCAGGTGGTCTTAATGATGGTTTTATAAAAAATAATGATATACAATATATTTGTTTTCATCATGAGCAAGGCGCGGGTCATGCAGCCATAGGAGAAAGTAAAGTAACAAAAAAATTATCTGTAGTTAACCCAACTACTGGATGCGGAGGAACAAATTGTTTGACCTCTCTTCTAGATGCATGGCAAGATAGTATTCCTATATTATTTATATCTGGAAATGTTAAATTAAATCAAACTAGTTTTTTTATCAATAAGAATAAAAATATATCTATAAGAAAATATGGTGTTCAAGAACATGACATAATCTCTACAGTTAAATCTATGACAAAATATGCAAAAATTATAGAGTCAGTAGATGAAGTTGCTTATGAATTAGATTGTGCTATTAATGAAGCTTTATCTGGCAGAATGGGACCAGTTTGGCTTGATATACCAAGTGATATTCAACATGCTCAAATGCCAGAGAATTATAAAGAATTTGAATCTAAAAATATTAATATAAAAAATAATGAACTCTCGAATGTTTTAAATATAATCAAACAGTACAATCGTCCTTTAGTTTTAGGTGGTTATGGAGTAGTTTTAAGTAAAACAAATAAAGATTTTAAAAATTTTATAGAACAAAATAATTTGCCATTTGTCACAACATATTTAGGCATAGAAATCTTAGGATACGAGCATCCTCTTAACATAGGAACAATTGGCATCAAGGGAAGTAGATCTGGAAATTTTGCTATTCAAAATTGTGATCTATTACTGATATTAGGCTGTTCTTTAAATTGTTCTCATACAGGATATGATGAAAACTTATTTTCACCTAAATCTTATAAAATTATGGTAGATATAGATAAGAATGAATATAATAAATTTAACGATAATAAAATAGATAAATTTATTCAAATGGACTTGAAGGATTTTTTTAATGAATAAAGAAGAATGGATAGAAAAATGTAAATATTGGAAAAATAAATGGCCAATATTTATAGATGAGTTTAAAAATGATGAGAATGGCGTTAATCTATATTCTTTTATAGAGATTCTTAATAAAAATATGACAGAAAAAGAGATCATAGTTTGCGATGCAGGTTCGGCAATCTATGTTCCATGTCAAAACCTTAAATTAAAATTAAACCAAATATTTGTTTTGTCTGGCGCGCAAGCAGATATGGGCTTTGCTTTACCAGCTGGTATAGGAGCCTATTTTGGAGATTCAACCAAGAATATCTTGGTAATTACAGGGGATGGAAGCTTTAATTCTAATCTACAAGAATTAGCAACAATAAAAAATTTTAATATACCAATCAAGATTTTTATATGGAACAATAAAGGCTATTTAAGTATTAAAAATACACAAAATAAATTCTATGAAAAAAGAGTCTACGGAACTAGCGCAGGAAAAGGATTGTGGTTTCCAGACCTAAAAAAAGTAGCAGAAACATATGAATTAGATTATATTAAAATATCTAGTAACCAAGGATTAGAAGATAATATTAAAGAAATTATCAATCAAAAGAAACCAATTTTATGCGAAGTCTCTTGTAAAGAAGATCAAGAGGTTATTCCAACTGTTTCTTTTAAAAAAGATCAAAGTACAGGTAAAAATATTCAATGTGGACTAGATGATATGTATCCATTCTTAGACGACCAAGAAAGAGAAAGGGAGATGATAAAATGAAAAAAAATATTGTTACTTTCAATAAAATGAAAGATCTAAATGAAAAAATCACTTGGATAACTGCTTATAATTATCCAATCGCATTTGCAGCAGAAAAAGCTGGAATTGATATGATTTTAGTTGGAGACTCTGGAGGAATGGTTGAATTAGGATATGAAACTACAAATCCCGTGACGATGGATGAAATGATAAGTTTTGCTAAAGCCGCAAGAAGAGGAGCACCAAATACATTTATAGTTGGTGATATGCCTCAAGGATCATATGAAGTATCCGAGGAAGAAGCTGTAAAAAATGCTCTTAGATTTGTTAAAGAAGCAGGATGTGATGCTATTAAGTTGGAAGGCGGTAAAAGAGTCGAAGATAAAATCAAAGCAATTGTTAATGCTGGTATTTTAGTCGTTGGACATCTCGGATTAACTCCTCAAAGTGCTGTTAGTTTTGGAGGATATAGAGTGCAAGGGAAAACTCAGGAAAGTTTTGAAGAAATGCTTGACGATGCAAAAGCAATAGAATACGCGGGATGTTCTATGATCCTATTAGAAGCAGTACCCGCGAAAGTTGCGGAACAGATATCTATACAATTAAAAATTCCAATTATGGGAATTGGAGCAGGAGATTTAGTAGATGGACAATTGATAATTGCCCATGATCTTTTGGGCTTACATCCAAATTTTAGACCTTGGTTTGCAAAATGTTATATTTCAGAAATTGTAGATAATTATTCAGATACTATTAAATCTCAAGAGAATATTAAAAAATACGGAATTGATACAAGACAAGATGGAATATTAAATATAACAACACTAGCAATTAGAAAATATATAGAAGAAGTAAAACAAAATAAATATCCATGCAAAGATTATATCTACCCAATTAAAGAAGAAGAGCTACAGAATGTGATGAATTCTAAAAGTTGGAAATCTTAAAATGTTAAAGATATTAATCACAGGAGGAAATGGATATATAGGAAGATCTTTATATTCTGTATTTAATAGAAAATATAATTGTAAATCTATTTCGATTTTAGATTTCGATCTTTCAAATCCACATCAAACAAAAAGATGGTTTGAAGAAAATGAATACTATGATATAGTTATTCATACAGCAATTAAAGGCGGTATGAGACTAGTTAAAGATACTGCAAATGTCATGGATGTAAACCTTAAAATGTATTACAATTTACTTGAAAATAAAGATCATTTTAATAAACTCATATCCTTCGGTTCAGGCGCAGAGATATTCCAACCAGAAACACCATACGGTTTAAGTAAAAAAATAATAGCAGAATCAATCAAAGAAATTGATAATTTTTATAATATAAGAATTTTTGCAGTTTTTGACAAGAATGAATTAAACACAAGATTTATTAAATGTAATTTATTTAAATACATAAACAAAGAGCCGATTGATATATTTACTAATAAAGTTATGGATTTTTTCTATATGCAAGATTTGATTAATCTTGTTGATTATTATATTTTAAATGATAAACTAGATAAAGAAATTAATTGTTCTTATAAACAAAAACATACATTAGAAGACATAAGCGAATTCATTAATAATCTAGGAGAACATAAAGTAAAAGTCAATCTACAAAATAATAAAGATTTGCAATTCTATTGTGGACAAAGCAATCTGCCAATAACTACAATAGGTTTGGAAAAAGGCATACAAAATACTTATAGACAACTATTATTATCTACGTTATAATTTAATATGCTAAAAGAAGGAAAAAATTTAAAAATAATAGGTTTAAGACCTAGCAAAGGCGGCGACTTAATTACATCTCTACCTATTTTGAATCTTTTAGAAAAGAAATATCCAAATTCATATAAAACTGTATCGGTAGCAAAGAAAAACGCTGTATTTGCTCAATTGTTATACAATCAACCATTAATTGACAGGATTCATATTAATGAGATCTTAGAAAATCCGAATGAAGCAGATATAGCTTTTTTTAAATCACATGACATTATTATTCCTCCAGATCTTCAACATCCAGATCCATTTTGGTATAATAAATATCATATGGTAGAAGAAAATTTTATAATGATGGGATTAAATTGGAATGATTTAGATCCAGAATTAAGAACACCAAAATTAATCAAATGGTTTGATATAGAATATAATCCTAAGACAATAGCTGTTTGGCCGATGGCTGGTAATGGATTAGATATAAAAAGAAGTCCAACAAAAGAATGGTATAAAAAACTTGTATTAAGAATACTTCAAGAAACTGATTTTAAAATAATACAATTTGGTCACCCAAACGATTTTAATATTTTAAATACAACCGAAGAGGCAAAAGGAAGATTCTTTATTGCTAAACATTTAGATTTTCTTGATCAAATTAGAACAACTTTGGGATGTTCTTTTATGATTGGAACAGATGCTGGAAGTAGTTTAGTAATGGGCGCGTATGAATTCCCACAGATTACGTTGTTGACAGATTGGATGACTAATCACATCTCAAATTTTGAAGCACTAGCACCAATGAATAAAAATAATATATCTATATTTGAGAAGGGTGGATGTGATAATATAAAAGACGATCAAGTAATAAATGCTATCAATTTATTAAAATGAATAGAAAGATAGAACTAATTACAGTATGTAAAAAATATTCTGATTTTCTGAAGATTACTTTACCGATCAATAAAAAATATTTTGATAATGTCATCGTTATTACTGATCAGGAAGATATTGAAACTCAAGAGTTATGTAAAAAAGAAAATGTTAATTTTGTCATTTACGATGGATTCAATAAGATGAATGCAAAGTTTAATTTCGGTGGAGCAAGAAATTTTGGAATACAGAATTTAAAATATTGTGATTGGGTCATCTTTCTTGATTCAGACATAATTATCGAAGATCAAAATTTCAGAAGAATTATAGATATTGATAACATAGATATTAATAAATTTTATGGCTCATACAGAAGATTTATTCCAACATACAAAGATTATCTATTATATAGAAATGGATTAAAGACAAAAGATGATTTTGAAGCTATAGAAGGAAGTGGTTGTGGATTCTTTCAATGCATAAACTTAAATAGTGATGTAGCTAGATATTATGGACTAGCTAATTTATATAAAGACAGCTATTCTTCAATAGAAGTAGATATTAATTTCCTTAAATTATGGTGTCCAAGAATTGATCCAGAGAATCATCCTAGATTGGTAAAAACAAATATAGAATTATTACATCTTGGTACATCAGATGGAAGGCATCATTATGGACGAGATGAAAAAGACCCTTTCTTTAGAGAATAAAAAATGAAAACTATTGCCGTTATAATTGCAGACGATAATACATCAGCTTGGAGAATGAAGGCTATAAATTCTTTTAAATTTTTCCATCCAGATATTAATTTAATTCATTATTCAAATGAAGAAATAAAAAATATAATTGAGAAATATAACTTAGAAAAAGTTGAAATAAATCTTAGATTTGTTGGCCCATTAATATTAAAAGAAGTATGGGAAAAGGAAAATCCAGATCTATTAATTAAAATAGGTAATGATACTTTGACTTTAGGTAGATTTGATGAGATATTAAATAATAAATATGATGTTGCCGCTGGAAGAAATGATACAAATTTAATAAATAATAAAGACGAAAGAATTAATAGACCAGATGAAATAAAAGAAATACCAAATAACGAATGGGTAAACGCAGATCTTATAGCTATAAGGAATAAAAATTTTTTAGATGAATATGTTAATTTAACTTTAGACTATGCTTTTGGAAGAAAAATGGCGATCAATTCTTTTGGTAAAACTTACAATGGAGATTGCCAAATGTCATTAAATGTCATCTTTAGAAATCGAGGTTATAATAGTTTAATTTTAGATAAAGATACTTCTGGAGTTATATATAATGCTTCTGGTAATTGGACCGGTGGAGAAGATAAAAGACCAGCGTGTTTACAATGGCATCCAAATAATTGGACGAGTTGGAAATATATTTATTTTGATGAACAAAAATGTATAATGCCAGATTTAGGAATAGGTTGTGGAGATAGAGTAGTTAAATGTCTTCATCATTGTGGTGGAGATTTAAAATATAAGCTTTCTTGGGATTTTTTTAATGAAGATTTCTTACCTTATTTAAGAAAAATTACTGGAGTTAATTAATATGATTAAAATTTCTGTAGATTATGGATATGCATTTGATGTTCTAGCTATTGTAGAAGTAAAAAATAAAATTGTTGGTAAAAAAGGCGAAAATTATTATAGACTTTATAAAGATATCGAAGAGCAAATTGGACGAGAAAAGATGGATGAAGTTATAAATAGTAACGAATATATAAAATTAATAGACACAAATCAAAAGGTATTTGATTTAGTTGATCAAGCTCAAAAAGATAATGGATTAGCTAAACAAGTAGACTCTGCAAATTATGAGAGATACATAGTTAAAACTAATTTACAAAAAAAATTCTTTAACGAAAATATCACAGAAATTAAACTAGGATATAATAATGAAAGTTAAAATTTTTGGTTGGAGAAATATAAACTTAGATCAAATCTCAAGAATTGAAGAAGGTCTAAGATTCTTAGGGCAAGAAATTGTAGAAAATGATCCAGAGATAATATATTCCCACGATTTTACTGAGATAGATAAAGCTTATGAATATAAATTAAAATATCCAAATGCAAAATATTTACAAAAAGTATTAGATCTACCGATACATTTATTTAACACTCAATTTTTTGATCTTAATAAAACTAAAGAAAAATTACTTAGAGCAGATATTATATTAAGTAATAGCCAAACAGTTAAAAATAATATTAAGAAATATTTAGGGCTAGATAGCTTTGTTGTTTATGATGCAATTAAAGACGTTGAAAATATTAATTTAGATAAAGATATTCCATTTCTTTATATAGGTAGAGCAAATGATCCAAATAAAAGATTTAATTTAATTCGACAGACATTTAAGCTATTAAATTTATCTGAAGAGAAAATAACTATTATTGGTCCAGATAATCCTAATTTTGGCAATTATAAAGGGGTAGTTAATGATATAGATCTAAATTCATATTATAATAGATCTAAATATATTATATTTCCTAGTTATATAGAAGGAATTGGATTACCACCTATAGAAGGTATTATATGTAATTCAATACCAATACTTTGTAGCGATAATGAAACAAGTTATGAATTCTTAGACCAAAAATTAATCTGTGATCCAAATCCTTATTCTATCGCAGGTAAGCTTATTGATATAGAGAATAATTATAAATTATATTTAAATTTAATTAATTTATATTCACCAAAATATAAGAACTTTTTTAATAAAAATACTATAGCTCAAAACATTATTAATGCTTTCAACAGTATTAAATAATCTCTTGATTTGATTTTAAATATATAGTAAAATTGACTATGGTTAAGCCCTGGCTTCTTACAATGACGCAAGAGCGTCGAGAGCATATATCTTTAATGTTGAGAAATATATATCCTACATTTAAAGGAGTCATATCTTTAGTTAATTTACCATCAAATGATGGGACAATCGAACTACTAGAACAAAACAAAGGCGAGGGTAGAGTTATTACTCAAAATTGGACTCAGAACCATGCATTTTTAATGAATCATCTTTTATATTATGGAAATATAAAAAATGGAGAATATTGTTTATATTTAGATTCTCCAGAATCATTAACAGATTATTTTGTAGAACAATTACCAAGTCTTTTAGAAGATTTTGAAAAAAATAATGTTGGCGCATTATTTTGGGATCAAAGACCATATATATTTAAATATAATCCATATATGGAATTCTTTGGGGCAGTTCATTGGGGTTTAAGTAATATATATGGTAAAATTATAACTTTACCAGAAAAAGAAAAATATATTATAAATAGAAGAAAAGATACACCAAAATTTTTTGGATCAATTAATGGAACAAAATATTATGTATGTTACTTTCTTGGTAATGATACTCAACTAGTATATGGAAAATATGGACAAAATATAGTAAATCATCATGAAAATCTAAGAAGACAATTCCAAATGTATTGTATGGAAAAACTTAAATTAAATATTAATACATTAGATGACATGATTAATTATATGAAAAAAATTAAAAATAAAGAAATCTCTCCAGAGAATTATTTTATTGAGATGGTTGAATTAGAGTTTAGACTAAGTGAGTTATTTCAGATAGAAGTTTTAAACCAAGATTTTATAAATGATGTTGTTCCAAGGAGATATAAGTTTTCTTTTAAAGATTATTTAAATGGTGGATCTGGATATCCAGAAGAATACCTTGGGACTATATTAAAATATAATAGACAATTCAATATACAAGATGATTAAACCCAAAATAGGCATTTTATATTGCGCTTATAATTGCAAAACTTATTTAAAAGAAAGTTTAGATAATTTTTTTAAGGCCAAAAAGGATGGATTAATACATGAGATCTGCGCGGTTTCGTTACCATTTCTTGAATATTATGATATAAACAATACTGACGACGGAACCACGGAAGAGATTGTAAATTTATATAAAGAAGGAAGCATAGATTACGCCTTTACTAACCCTAAATATATAAAAGAACATTTAGCAAGAGATCTTTGTCTGCAATATTTAAAATTCAAAGAATGTGATCTATTTTGGTTAGTTGATGGAGATGAATTCTATTCACTAGAAGATATTAAGAACATAATTTCATTCGTAGAATCAAATCAAGAATATTGTTGGTATACTATAAATTTTAAAAATTATATATTCGATGGCAAGCAGTGGATTGATGGTTTTTGTCCATCTAGAATTTTTAGAAAAAACTTTAATGATTTTAAAATACAGTCTTTCTATTGGGATAACGATATAGGTTATGAGAAAGATAATAAGATTTATAATTATAAAGACCTACCTAAACTAGAGGTTCCAAAAGATATAGCCCATATAAAGCATCTTACTTGGCTTCATCTGAATGGTAAAGATAAATATGAATATCAAATGAAACATTTTGGATATTGTGGATATATATGGAACTATGAGTTGAATCAATTAGAATTTAATAAACAATTTTATTTGAAAACCAATCAACAATTACCTACGATATATTATGAATAATTTTAAATGGCCCCTAAATAATTCTAGTTTTAATCTATTAGATAGAATTAAAATATCAAGATTTATATTAAATAAGGCTAATTTTTGGACTCAAGGGAAATATGTAAAACAATTCGAAGATAAATTCAAGCGCTTTGTAGGCTCAAAGTATTCTGTATTTGTATCTAGTGGATCTACTGCAAATACCTTAATGGCTATGTTCTTAAAAGATAAGGTTTATACTAAAAATAAGAATATTGTAATATTTCCCTCAACAACTTGGACGACTTCAATATCTCCTTTTATAAGAGAGGGTTTTACGCCAAAATTTATAGACATTTCTTTAGAAGATTTTTGTTTAGATTTGAATCTAACAGAAAAATATCTTAAGAAAAATTACAAAAAGGTCGCAGCAATTGTTTGTGTGTCTTTAATTGGTCAGGTTCCAGATATTAAAAAATTAAAAGAGTTAGAAGCAAAATATAAGGTTAAAATATTTTTAGATAACTGCGAAAATACACTTGGTAAATATAAAGATAAAAATATATCCTCATATTTTACAAGCAGTACAAGTACATACTTCGGACATCAAGTACAAAGTGTAGAGGGTGGGTTTATTTTTACTAATTCTCAAGAAGAATATGAATATTTTATAATGAATAGAAATCATGGTATGACTAGAGGATTGAAATTATATGGTTTAGACGATAAGAAATATTCAAATCAAGATGTTGATGAATCATTTGATTTTTGCACTTTAGGTAATAATTTTAGAAACACAGATATTAATGCTTTTATTGGTCTATTAGATTTTAATAGGATTGAAAATTATCTAAACAAAAGAGTTGAAATATTCAATAAAATTAAAAATACTTTATCATTAAAAGATATTATTCTTCCTCAAGAATATTCAGATAGAATGTCCGCACCTTTTTGTTTCCCGATTATTTCTAAAGATAGATCTGTAGTAGATATGTTTAAACAATTCTGTAAAGATAATAAAATAGAAATTAGACCAATAATATCTGGCAATCTTCTTAGACAGACTTGTTATAAACAATATGCAAATTTTAAAGATTTTAAAAATAGCGAATTTTTGCATACAAATGGTTTTTATTTTGGAATATATCCAACTATAACAGATAAACAAATAGAAATATTAAAAAAATATGAATAAATATAATACAAAAATTACAAAAATTGAAAATGTACAAGAGGTAACCCATCTAGAGGAATTTGATTTCTTATTCAACTCTGAAAATTATAAAATTAAATATTTACATAACGTTCCTCATAGATCAACCGAAGATATAGAAAATGATCCATACGCAAAGTCATTTGGAGAATTTGTTGATAAAATGAAAGATTTTATTCCAAATAATTCAGAAGTTATTGATGTTGGAGCTTACGATGGCGATACATCCTTATCTTTAGCTTTAATGGCTGGAAAGAATGGAAGATGTATAAATTTTGAATGTGGACCAGCATGGCAAAGACTTCAGATTAATTCCGCTTTAAATAAAGAACTTAATTTAGAGAATTATAACTATGCCGCTTCTAATGTTTACGGAGTTGATAAATTTAATTATAATAACGATGTAGGTGGTAGCCAGCATAAAACTTCTTATATTGGAGAATATCCTTTAAAGAGATTTGTCAGAACAATAGATATAGATAATTTTTTAAATAATTTAAATATATCTAATCTAAGTTTAATTAAATTGGATACAGAAGGATTTGATGTCCAAATATTAAATTTTATGGATAAGTATATAGATAAATTTCGTCCGCTTGTTCATATAGAATGGTTTCCATCTACTGAAAATGAACTATATAATTTCTTGATAAATAAGAACTATAATAGCGTGGACTTCTATACATTAAAGCTATTTGACATACTTCCGAATTATTGGGCGCAAGATTTAATTCTAATACCAAAAGAAAAAGTAAATAATTTTAAAACTTTAGTTAGATGAATTTTATATCAAAAAACAGAACTCAAGAAGATTTTGAGTTACTTGGTAAAATATGCTATGATACTTTAATTCAAAATATAGATATAAGACAACAATCCGATGAATTTTGCGGTATATATTTCGAAGGTAGAGATAGAGAATTAAATTATTTAGAGGATTTTGCGGTAATTCATAGTTTTAAAATATTTTCTGAATATAACTATCCTATATTTATTTTTAGTCCTAATTCAAATAATATTTTAAATAATGATATAAGATATAAAAATGCAAGGATCGAACATATAAAAATACCAATACAAGATTCTCATGATAAGTATTCATCATTTATGCTTAATGATATCTGGAAGTATTTACCAAAACAATTTGAAAATCTACTATTTTTTCATCCAGATGGTTTTTTAATAAAAGAAGGATGGGAACAGTTTGTAATAAACAATAAATTAAAATATATAGGCTCTGCTTGGTGTCACGCTCCAAGTATTGATATATATGAAAATAATCAATGGTATAATTTAGGTTTTCCTAGAATACAATGTGGAAATGGAGGTTTTAGCTTCCGATCAAGAAAAGCTTGTGAAAATATTAGTTCAATTTATAGCAAATGTATTTTAAGAGAATCTGGCACAGATGGCACAAGAGTTCCAGAAGATTTATTCTATAGTCATCTTATTAATGGGACCGAAGGAGGAGTTGGTACTTTATCTCAATGTATGAAATTTTCACTTGACCCAATAACATTAAATGAGTATAATAATAAATTAAGTTATGGTTTCCATTATCCTAAAAAAATTAACGAATATCAAAGACACAGAGATTATTTTCTAAATGAATTTTAAACTACATAATATAAATAATGAAACTATTTTACCCATAGTTTTATTTGGAAATAATCGGGATTCAGAAATAACAAATTACCATAGACAAGTTATGGTGGAGTATTTTAATATACCATTTAATTATGTCTCTTGTCCATTTCCATATGTTTCGCACGGATTATGCATGGATGAAGTAATAAATTTAACTATAGATTCTTTAAAACCTGATTATTATTGGTTTTGTGATAATGACGCTATAATTCTAAAGAAAGAATGCGTAGATATAATGTATGATATGGTAAAAAATAAAATGACTTTAGCAGGTCAGATTTGGCAAAGCAATCATAAAAAGGGGCCAAATGGTATGATTCCTCATCCTTATATAAGTCAAGCTTTTATGTGGTTATCTAGAGATCTTTATAATAATCTAGGAAGACCTACTTGCGATGACAAAACAGAAAGATCTGATACTGCTGAAGAAATAACTTATCTAGCAAAAGAAAAAGGCTATTTTGTAGCAGGATGCTATCCTTCTCATTCAGTTTTAAGAAATGTAGATCTTGATAATGGATTTAAATATGGATTAAGCAATACATATGGCCCAAATCTAATGTATCACGCAAGTCAACAAGATAATCCAAAAAGTAAAGATTTATTTATTGAAAAATGTAAAGAGGTTCTAAATGGAAAATTCTTATAAAGAAGATATAAAATTATTTATCCAACAACTCACAAAGAAGTATGGATTCTTACCAAAGTTTGCTCACAATTTAAATCCAGATTTAAAAAATAAAGTTTATTATTCTGGCGCATATTTTGATGAAAATGAAATCTCTGCAGCAATAGAGACTCTTTTATTTGGCAAATGGAGTTCTAGCGGAGAAGTTTGTGCGAAATTCGAGAAAGAATTTAGCAAAAAAATAAATCAAAAATACTCTTTCTTCACAAATTCTGGCTCTTCTGCTAATTTACTATTAGTAGCAGCTTGTAAGGAATATTTTAATTGGCAAGATAATGATGAAGTGATTGTGTCTGCGGTAGGTTTTCCTACAACTACATCTCCACTTATTCACAATAATTTAAAGCCAGTATTTATTGATATTGAATGGGACACATTAAATTTTGATCTATCTAAAATAGAAGAAAAAATAACAGATAAAACTGTAGCAATCTTTTTATCTCCAGTATTAGGTAATCCACCAGACATGGATAAATTAATCAATCTATTAAATAAATATCCAAAGATTAAACTTCTTTTAGATAATTGTGATTCTTTGGGTTCAAAATGGAATGATAAGTATTTAAATGAATACGCAGTCGTATCGTCTTGTTCCTTTTATCCCGCTCATGAAATCACAACTCTAGAAGGTGGAATGGTATCCTCTAATATTGAAGAAATAATAAAACTAGCTCGAAGTTATGCAACTTGGGGAAGAGATTGCTGGTGCATTGGTACTGCAAATCTATTATGCCAAGGATCTTGTAATAAAAGATTCTCTAACTGGCTCCAAGATTTTCCAGAGACAATTATAGATCATAAGTATGTATTCAATAGAATTGGATATAACTTAAAACCTTTAGATTTACAAGCTGCAATAGGAATTGAGCAACTTAAAAAGCTTGATTTTATCTGCCAAAAAAGAAAATCGAATCTTGATAAAATACTCTCTATATTTCAGAAAAATCTAAATTCATTAAGAAGTGTCAATGTATTTGATAAAACTCATTGGGTTCCATTTGGCGTTCCTCTTATATGTAAATCAAAAGAAGAAAAGATGAAACTTGTAAATTATTTAGAAAATAATGGAATCCAAACCAGAAATTATTTTGCAGGTAATCTTTTAATGCATAAAGGTTATAAATATTTAGATAATTATAAAAATTATCCAGAATCAAATAAAGTTCTAGATCTAGTATTCTTTATTGGCTGTTCTCCAACTATTGACGAAGAAAATATATCTTACATAGAACAAAAGATAAAAGAATATGAACAAAATTAGCGTTTTTGGCTCTACAGGTTTTATTGGTAAAAAATGGATGGAGTTATATCCAATAGAATCTTTTGCCGAGGACAGATCTTCAATTATATCAAAAAATAAAGACATTCTATATTTCAGAGGAACAAATTCAAATTATTCCGTTTTCAAAGATCCAACATTAGAAATAAAAACAAATTTATTATTATTAACAGAAATGTTTTCTAATTTAAATAAAGATAATACTTTCAATCTTATATCTTCCTGGTTTGTATATGGCAAAAACAATCTTATTACAAATTCAGAGAATGATTATTGTAATCCAAAGGGTTTTTATTCTATTGCAAAATATGCCCAAGAACAATTTTTAGAATCTTACTGTAAAACTTTTGGTATAAATTATAGGATATTAAGATTATGTAATATTATCGGAAAAGATGCTGGCGCTAATTCACAAAAGAATGCGACAGAATATCTAATTGAAAGATTGAAAAGGAATGAAGAGGTCAACGTATATAAAGGAGATAATTATAGAAACTTTCTTTTTGTAGAAGATGTTTGTCGAGCTATAAAATTAGTTTTAGATAAAGGCGAAAAAGATCAAATTTATAATATTGGTAATACAGAAAGCGTAAAACTAATAGACATTATTTATTATTGTAAAAAAATATTAAATTCTGAAAGTAAAATCAACTTCATAGATCCTCCGCTTTTTCACCAACAAGTTCAAGCGAAAGATTTCCACATGAATATAAATAAATTATATAGTTTAGGATTTAAACCTAAATATTCTCTAGAGGACACATTAAAAATATTGTGCAAATAAAATGGCTAATGGAATTTATAAGATAACAGAAGAATTTGAACAAGCTTTATCAAAATATACAGGCGCACCTTATGTCGTAACTGTAGATAATGCTAGTAATGCTTTATTTTTATCTTTAGTCTATGAAAATGTAAAAGGACAAGTAATAGATATCCCAGCTAGAACTTATCCATCTGTTCCTTGTGAAATTATACATGCTGGAGGAAAAGTTAATTTTATACCAGTAAATAGTAATAAAATAAAAGGTGCATACCAATTAAAACCTACAAAAATTTGGGATAGTGCTTTAAGATTTACTTCAAATATGTATCTACCTAATAGCCATATGTGCATCTCTTTTACCGGTCCATATAAACACTTTAAACTTAGTAAAGGAGGAGCAATTTTAACTGATGATTATAAAGCTTATCTTTGGTTTAAAAGAGCTAGATATAGTGGTAGAAGAGAATGTTCGTATCATGACGATAATTTTGATATGCTTGGTTGGAATTTTTATATGATGCCAGAACTAGCGGCTAGAGGATTACTTCTAATGAATCAATTTTATAATACAGATGGAACGCCTAAACATAATGAAGATTTAGAATTACCTTATCCAGATCTATCAAAATTTGAGATATATAAAAAATAATTTAAAATGCAAAATACAATTTTAATTTTTGGCACAGGAGGATTGTGCAAGCAAATATTAAATAATCCTATTATTATAAAAGAAGATTTTTATTTGTATAATGATAATAATATATATGAAGAATTTTTTAAAAATTTTAAAATAGCTGATGAAATTTCTGAAAAATTTACTCATTTTATCTTAGCCGTATCTGGACCAAAAAATAGAAAAGATATAAGTAAAAAGTTATACGAAAAGGGTTTGGGAGATTATCAATATATTGATTCATTCTTATCAAAAGATGTTGATCTCGGAAATAATATTATTATATTAAAAAATGTTTTCATTGAACCAATGGTCAAGATTGGATCTGGTTCACTAATTAATGTAGGAGTACAACTTCATCACGATGTAAAAATTGGAGAATATTGTGAGATTAGTCCTATGTGTTGTTTATTAGGCAATGTAAATATTGGTAATAATACTTTTGTAGGAGCAAATACTACGATTTTACCAAAAATAAAAATTGGTAATAATTGTTTAATTGGCGCTGGTAGTGTTGTTACAGAAGATATACCCGATAATCAAGTTTGGTTTGGAAATCCAGCTAGGTTTAAATATAATAATCTATGATACATATATTCTATCGAGCTACAAGTTATCCAGAGGTAGGAAATAAATGTAGACCAAATTATTTTTCATTAGAGAAATGTTTTAAGAATTTTTTAGATACGCTAAATTTTAATAAAGCGAAATTAACAGTAGTTTTTGATGGGCCTATTAAAAATAGTTTTATTTTAAAATATAAAGACAAATATAAATTTGATATTCATTTAATTAATGCTGGAACAGATTTTAAGTCAAATACTATGACTTTTCAATATATTAAAGAACAAAAATTAGCAGATAATGATATAATTTATGTCTTGGAACAAGATTACCTTCATTTGCCTTGGGTTGACGCAGTTGAATTCTTATATCAAACAAATCCAAATTATAATATAAATAATTCTTATATATCCTTATATGATCACGGCGATAAATATACAAGAAATAATCCAGATATGAAGAATACAGAATGGGGCATGTACCATGATTTAAAATCACAAATCTATTTTACTCCTTATAGATATCTTAGAACTGTACCTAACACTTGCGGTTCCTTTATATTAAGCAAACAACTCTTCGACAAAGATTATGAAATTCATATTTCTGGTAAAGCGGATAACACAAGATTTCATATTTTAACCCAAGAACCTTATAATCGAATAGTTTTAAGTTTTATGCCTGGATTTTCTACTCATATGCACACGCATTTTCTATCACCATTTGCAGATTGGGAAGAAGTAAACAAACAAACAATTTTATTACCATGAATATTTTAGTTACAGGAGGTTTAGGATTTATAGGATCTAATTTTATTAGAACTATAATTAATAAGGATTCCATATCTTCTATAGTAAATATAGATTGTCCAAGTAAATTAAGCGCAGCTGCAAATATAAATAATGCAAAAGATTTTAAAGACAATCCAAAATATCATTTTTATGATTTTTGGTTAGATCATCTAGAAGATCCTCAGACCTTTAAGAAATTTATTCAAGTGTTAAAAGATCATAAGATATCACATATAATACATTTCGCCGCAGAGACTCATGTTGACAATTCTATATCAAATCCTAGAGACTTTTTGAGATCTAATATAATTGGAACATTTAATCTTTTAGAATTATGTAAACAAGAAAACTTAAGAATTCATTTAATTTCTACAGATGAAGTATACGGCAGTTTAGGACACGAAGGAAAATTTTCAGAAACTTCTTGCTATGCACCAAATTCTCCTTATTCCGCTTCTAAAGCTTCAGCCGATATGCTCGCTAGAGCTTATTATCATACATTTAAAGTTCCTATAACAATATCTAATTGTTCTAATAATTATGGCCCATATCAACATAATGAAAAATTTATACCTGTAGTTATAAATTCAATATTAAATAATCAAAAAATACCTGTTTATGGTACAGGAAAAAATATTAGAGACTGGATTTATGTAATAGATCATTGCGAAGCTGTATTTGAGATTGTTAAAAATGGAAAGATTGGCGAGACATATAATATTGGTGGAGATTGCGAAAAAACTAATTTAGAAATTATATCTAACATCTGTAAAATATTACAAGTTAATCCAGAAGACTACATTAAATTTGTAGAAGATAGGAAAGGTCATGATTTTAGATACGCTATAGATAATACGAAGATTAATAAAGAATTGAATTGGTATCCTAGAACTGATTTTTTACATGGTTTAGAAAAAACTATAGAATTTTATAAAAATAAATATTAGTATTATATAATGAAAAAAGTTATTATTACCGGCGTTACAGGTCAAGATGGATCTTATATGGTAGATTATATATTAAATAACACAAATTATTTTGTTTATGGTGTTAGAAGAAGAAGTTCTAATCCCAATCTAGAGAATATACAACATAACTTAAATAATGAAAGATTTAAATTTATAATAGGAGATTTATCTGATAGTAATTCTATAGATGAAATTGTAAAAGACATAAAGCCAGATTATTTTATTAATTTTGCGGCACAATCTTTCGTTGGTAGTAGCTGGCAAATTCCCTTACAGACTTTTGATGCAACCGCACTTGGTGTGCTTAGATGTTTAGAAGCTATAAGAAAATATGCTCCTAATTGTAGATTTTATTCAGCGGGTTCTAGTGAAGAAATGGGCGATGTTTTATATAGCCCTCAAGACTTAAAACATCCAATTCGTCCTCGTAGCCCATATGGTGCAGCTAAAGCAGCCGCAAGACATATTACAAAGGTTTACAGAGATTCTTATAATCTTTTTGCAATACATTCTATTCTTTATAATCACGAAAGCGAAAGACGAGGGGAAGAATTTGTCACCAGAAAAATTACAAAAGGTGTTGCTAGAATATATAATGCATTAAAAAATAATATAGATTTTGCTCCAATTGAACTAGGTAACTTAGATGCAAAAAGAGATTGGAGTCATGCTGAAGATTTTATTAATGGTATATGGTTAATGTTGAATCAAGATAAACCAAAAGAATATATCCTTTCCTCAGATGAAACGCATAGTATTAGAGAATTTGTTGAAAAAGCTTTTTTAGCTATTGATATAAAAGGATCATGGATCTATAATGGAGATGGAAGAGATGAAGATGAAGCATTTTATTTTAAAGATAATCAAGGAAATTACAAACAGTTAGTAAAAATTAACCCTAAATTCTTTCGTCCTGCTGAAGTAGATCTCTTATTGGGTAATTCATCAGAGGCAAGAAATGAACTAAATTGGAAACCAAAAGTATCTTTTAATGAACTAGTTGAAAGAATGGTCAAATCAGATATACAGAACTATAAGTGAAAAATATATTAATTTCTACAATTATTAGAAATAGAAAAAATTTTTTACATAATTGGTACGAACAGATAAAAAGTATTGTAGCGCTTGATAAGCAAAACAATTATTATCTTTCTGTATACGAAAATGATTCAACAGACGGAACACAAGATATATTAAAAAACTTAGATTTTTCTTTCTTTTCAGATTTTAATATAAAATTAGAAATATTAAATACTCCTTCTTTTGGTAGCGTAGTTAATGAAGAAAGAGTAAAACTTTTATCGGAAGCAAGAAATCAAACAATTTATAATAATAAATTACTAGAGAAATGTTCTCATATATTAGTTGTAGAACCAGACGTAAAATATGAACCTAAAACATTAATAGATAATATTATAAATAATGGAGACTACGATATAATTTCCCCTAGAAGCGTAGAGATTAATGATGACAAACATCATTATCTTTATGACGATTGGGGGACAAGACAGAATCCAGATTCTAGATCTTGGCATATTTTTAATCCTATTATTCTGAGAAATTTAGGTTTAATAAATGTTTGGACAACATTTAACTGCTTCTGCTTCTATAAATCGGAACCTTTTAAAAGATTTTTGACGTTTGGATATTTCAATGAGAGATTTAATACATTTGATTGTGATACGGCAGTAGTTTGTGAAAACTTTAGAAAATATGGTTATTCAAATATTGTCTTAAATTCTTCAGTCGAAGTATATCATTCTAGATGATTTACTTGACAAATTATTAAAAATAATATAATTTATATATATATTGAATAAGACAAACCATAAACTTTGCCAATTTATAGTAAAAAAATTTGTTAAAGGAAATATTAATTGGCCAAGAGAAATCAAAATAGCTCAAAAATTAATAAAGAAATTTAATTCATTTAATTTTTGGGACAATCTTCAAGATCTAAAAGCACCACCACCTTCACTTGCTTGGTTTCTAAAATCAGAAGGTAAAGCTTTCCTCTTAAAGGAATACGAAGCATTTAATTTAAATTTAAATAAAAATATTATTAAATTACAAGAAAATAAAGCTCAAGATGATAAAAACATTTGCAAAAAACCTAAAACCTTGCTAGAATTTATAAGATATGGGAAGAAAACCTAAAGAAGAAATCGTTGAATCATCTGGTCCAAGTGCATCAGATAGACTATTATCATTTCTAAAAGATAATAAAGAAGATCATTATAATTTTGAAGATGAAGTTTATTATAAAGTTTCTACTGGTAGTCTAAATTTAGATATTGCTACTGGAGGTGGACTTTGCCCAGGACTTCATAGATTCATTGGAATGAATGAAGGTGGTAAAACATCAGAAGCACTAGAAGTAACAAAGAACTTTCTCAAAACAGTAGAAAATTCCAGAGCTTTACTTTTTAAAGCCGAAGGAAGATTAAGTAAAGAAATTAAAGAGCGATCTGGGATTAAGTTTGTAACAGATCCTAAAGAATGGGTTGATGGAACTTGTTTTGTATTTGAATGTAATATCTTTGAAACAGTTTCAGAATTAATGAAAGATCTTATTCAATCTAATGATGAAGATAAAAGGTATATGTTTATTCTCGATTCAGTTGATGGGTTGATGACTAAAGGTGATGCTCAAAAAAGCATGACAGAAGCAACAAAAGTTGCTGGAGGAGCAGTTATCTCGTCAATGTTAATGAAAAAGATTTCTCTTGCACTTTCTAAGCGTGGACATATGGCTATTTTTATAAGTCAAGTACGATCTGATATTAAACTTGATCCTTATGCCGCAAATAAAGATATTCGTCAAACTACTGCTACTGGCGGAAATGCATTATTGCATTTTGCTAATTGGATTCTCGAATTTGAACCAAAGTTTAATAAAGATTTAATTTTAGAAAAACCAAATGATAAATATGATCCAATTAAAAATAAAATTATTGGTCATAATGTTAAGATCGTAATTAAAAAATCCACTAATGAATCAACAAACTCTAAAGTTCAATATCCAATTAAATATGGCCGTAAAGATGGATCTTCTGTTTGGAGAGAATACGAAGTCATTGACCAAATCCTTTCTTGGGAATTCGCAACTGCAAAAGGCGCATGGGTTACTTTCTCAGATGAGATTATCGAAGAACTTAAGAACGCTAATTTAGAATTAAAGAAGCAACACCAAGGCATTGATAATCTAAGATCTTATCTAGAAGAAAATAAACCAATCGTAGATTATTTTTATAATAAATTTATTAAAACTCTTGCGTCATGAGATTATTAAATATTAACGGCAAACTCGTTAATAAGAACGTAAGAGATTATCTTGTAGATTGGGATGGAAAATGCAGAAGTAAATTGCAGTTTAAATTTAAGCAATTCTTTTATCCTTATTGGAAAAATCATATTGTTTATGAAGAATTTCCAGTTTATGGAACTATGCTTAAGGTTGATATATTAAATGCAACAAAAAAGATTGCCGTTGAGATCCAAGGAGATCAACATGAATCATTTAATAAATTTTTCCATAACAACTCTAGATTAAAATATTTAAATAGCATAAAAAGAGATGTAAAAAAAGAAAAATGGCTTGAATTAAATGGATTTAAATTCTTGGAATTGTATGAAAATGATTTAAAAAATTTATCACCACAATATATAGAAGAAAAATGCGGAATTCTTATTATTTAAGTGTAAAAAATGGTAGTGACTAATAAGAAAAAATTTAAAGTACCAGATTCTCTTTTAAAGCAAATTGATGAATGCAGTTTTGGCGGGTACATAATGTTTAATTTTTCAAATAAAGGTGAACCACAGGTTTTCACAAAGTTTGATAATCAAATAAATGCTATGGCACTTTTATATTATGTTAATACTTGGAGTCAAAGTATTGATCAATTAAACCTAGAAGCAACAACAGATTTAATAGCAAGAAAAAATTTAGATGACGATGATTTAGATTCTCCAGAAGAAGAAAATTAAAACACTTGACTTTTAATTTTTACTTTGGTATCATCTATAATTGAA